GTCTTGTCTGACACCGTTTTTGTTGACTCTACGGGGCAACTCTTTGTCTACCGAGACACCGGCTCAGGCACGCCCAATGCCTATTCGATACCGGCCTGGACCCTTTACACGCCGGTCGGGGCGGTCACAAGCGCATCAGCGGGCAATGCCGCCGCAAGCGCTACGGGTTCAGCAGTTCCGGGCTCTGCGGATTATGTGGGCTTCAACTCTGGCGGCAACCTTGTAGGGGTTAGCAGTTCTAATCCGCTGCCGGTAGATATTGGGGCGGTAGGCGTTCTTGAGGTCACAGACTCTAATTCTGATTTTCTGTTGACCCGGATGCTAAATGTGCTAAACGCGCCACAGGGGTACGACAAGTCCTTGCAGCGCGGACGGGTTACGGCAGTTGTTGAGTCAGGCACGGTAACGGCTGTTACAACGGTTACCACGGTAACCAACCTGACCAACATCACGGGCAACATCGGAAACTATCAAGCTAACCAGCAAGTGTGGGGCCAAAACCAAGCGGCCTGGGCGGCGTTGGTTCGCGCACGCATCACTTGAGGCAAAGACATGGCGAACACCTTCAAAAAAGTCGTTGACAGATTGATGTGGGCGCAAGTCGCGCCTGCACCCAACGCGCACTCTGCAACAGCCGCTTTGGTATCTGATCTTCGTTCAGACATTTCGCGCAATCCGTTTGTTTACCAACTGATAAACGCGACCACGCTAAACCGATTCAACATCGTCACCAAGGCGTGGAATTTTGTGCAGTCCCCTGCGCTGGCTGGTACTTATGGTGCTGGCGCTGCTGCGGCCTTTGCACCTTCTCTTGGGCTTGTCGGCACCATCGCAGCAGGCGCAACGACTACTAGCGTGGTTTTGTCTACCGCGCTGCCCACGGCGGTCGGCCTGAACATGCTTGCTAACCGAGGCGGATCGGGCGAATATGGCTTCAAGTTGAGGATCATCGACACCACGGCGGGCAAAACTGCCGAACGGTACATCACTGGCAACACGGCAGGCACCACGCCCACCATCAACGTGCTGTCTTCATTCGGGTTCACGCCGTCTACTGGGGCGCGTTACGAAATCATTGCGGGCCGGGTTTTTATGCTTGGTGCTGGCACCACGGCGGCGAACATCTGGCGTTCTTTTGAGGTCGCATCCAACACGCTGTCCACAGGTTTGAGCACCACGGGTTTGCCCGCAACGATTGCGACGGACTCGTCCATCATGGTGCTGGATGAGCAGTTCACTCCCTACGACAATTCTCCCGGAGACGGGATGATCAAAGGCGCGTACAACTACGACACGGGGTTGGTTTCAAGGTACGCGCTGACGGCTACGGCAGCAGGCGCATCATCTCTTACTGGTCAGGCTACGCTGGGCGATGCGGTGGTCGCGGCAAACGAGTACCGGAACTTCCAAATCCGCATCGTTGAGGACACGGTAAACACGACCGCTGTTGGCCAACGGCGCATCATCGCTTCGCACACGGCAGGCCCTTCGCCTGTTTACACGCTTGGAACCGCTTGGTCTGTAACACCTAGTAGTTCCGCTAAGTACGTGATTGAACTGCCGAATCTGATGCTGGTGCGTTCGTCTGGAACGGCCACCGTCTACACCTACAACTATGGCGACGCGACGGTCAACAACGGCACGAACAGCATTGCGTCTGCAGCATGGTCAACCACTTACTTCGGCGTTGCTCCAGCGGCCAATGCTTCGGGCGGCATGTGGGCTCCGTCATTTGGCATCCAGCCCGACGCGGGGCGCAACGCACGACAGTCGTTCTGCTATTTCTTCCGTGGTCAAGCCACCACGCTGGATGTGCTGGACATCGCGGGCTCAATTACCGGGACATGGACCGGCGCTGTCACTTATGACGGTTCGGTGGCGTTGACTACCGGCACCTGCGGCGCGTACTCGCCGTTTGACAACGAAGGCCGAATGTTTTACATGAACATCTATAGCGCCTCGGCGGTAAACCAAATTTACCGCTTTGATGTTCAAAACCGCGTTCTCAGTCCGTTTACACCAACCGACTTTTTGCAAGCGGGTACAGCGGCTGTTGGACAACGCATGGCGGCGTATGTGGCGCTAGACGGCACTGACGCCTACGATGTGGTTCTGTTGCAGTCGCATCTTTCAACGGTCGCGCAGGAAATGGTGGTGTTGGTATGAGTATTGCTGACTTGATTCAGCTTGTCAGTTACAAACTGTCTGCGCTGAACTCAGCGCGGGCTTCTGCGGTTGCCGTTGGCGATCTGAATCAAGTAGTACTGCTTGATGCTCAGATCAACCAGACGCAACTTACGTTGGATCAACTCAGGACGCTGTGATGGCTAAGTCTCCTGCTTGGACCCGCAAAGAAGGCAAGTCAGAAGCCGGGGGCCTCAATGCCAAAGGCCGTGCGTCTTACAACAAGGCGAACCCTGGCAAGCCTGGGCTGAAGCCGCCAGCACCAAACCCAAAAACAGAGAAGGATGCGGCACGGCGTAAATCGTTTTGTAGTCGCATGCAGGGGCACAAAGCAAAGAATACTTCGGCTGCAACAGCCAAAGATCCGAACTCTCGTATTAACAAATCACTTAGGGCGTGGAATTGCTGACATGAAGCACGAAGTTTCCGAAGCTGCGAAGCATGTTGTTGACGCCCTTTCAGTCGCTACAGTGTTGGGCACGCTTGTGGAATTTTTACCTTCTGTTGCTGCGCTCTTCACAGTCATCTGGACCGGCATCCGGATTTGGGAAACCGACACCGTCAAGGGTTGGTTCCGCCGAACCTGACCCCGCAAACCAAGGAGCCTCCGACATGGCCTGCAAGTACGTGAAAGAGTTCGACTTCGGTCCGCAGAAGACCTACGTCAAGGGCTACGCCCGCGGCGGCTACGCTCAGGGCGGCGCCGCCTGCGGCATGGCCCAGGGCGGCAAGGTCGCCCCGGCCAAAGTGGCCCGCACGATGCACGAGTTCAAAGCGGGCGAGCTGCACAGCGGCAGCAAGTCGGGTCCCGTGGTCAAGAGCCGCGACCAGGCGGTCGCCATTGCGCTGAGCCAGGCGCGCGCCAAGCGCAAGTAAGCCGCATGGCCTTCTCCGGCACCATCAGCGAGACCGCCTTCAATGCGTTGAAGGTGGTGGACCACGCTTTCCGGCGCTGCCGGCTGCCCGCGCAAGCCATCAGCGCGGAGATGCAGTCATACGCGCTGGAGGCGTTGTACTTGCTGCTCAGCGACTTGGCCAACCCGAAGCCGCCCAGCTGGTGCATCGAGCGGCAGGTGTACCCCTTTTACGAAGGACAGCCGGACGTTGAGCTGTCGCTGGGCACGGTGGAGGTGCTGAACGCGAACCTGCGCACGCTGCAGGAGCTGGACCCCGGACCGGCCAAAACATTCGTCACCTCCACCAGTTACAAGGTGGACTTCGGCGACTCGGACGGCGGCGAGGCCGCGGTCAACGCTGTGGGCGTCAAGTGGTCCGCGGCGGGGGTGGCTTTGACGTTTCAGGTTTCGGACGATGACCTGAACTGGACCACCGTAGGCGCGCAAAGCGCCGCCGCCTTGGCCGGCGAGTGGACCTGGGCCGACTTGGTGCCTGCACGCACGGCGCGGTACTTCAGATTCACTTCAGCCGCGCCGTACGCGGCGACGGAGGTGTTTCTAGGCTCTATGCCGCAAGAGATTCCGATGGGAGTGCTCAATCGTGACACTTACGTTGCGCAGAGCAACAAGGTTTTCCTGGGCCGACCGCTCACTTACTGGTTCCAGCGCGACCTGCCGCGGCCAGTCATGCACCTGTGGCCCGCGCCCAATGCGGCCGCCGAGCACCAACAGCTCATCGTCTGGCGGCACCGGCACATCATGGACACAGCCAATCTGCGACAAGACGTGGAAGTGCCTCAGCGTTGGCTGGAGGCGATTGTGAACGGGTTGGCCGCGCGGGTGGCTGCTGAAACGCCCGCCGTGGACGCCAACTTGGTGCCCTTGCTGGAACAGCGGGCCGCCGCGTCGCTGCAGCGCGCCTGGGACGGTGACAACGACGGCTCGCCCACGTTCATTCAACCGCGGATCGGTTGCTACACGCGATGACCCGGTTCATCGATCCTTCGGGCCAGTCCACTTTTGGGCTCGCGCTGTGTGCCCGCTGCTCGCGCAAGCTGCCGCTGGCTGAGCTCAGCCCCGACCCCAACTACCCGAACTTGATGGTCTGCCGGGAAGACTCGGACGACTACGACCCCTATCGCTTGGCGCCGCGGGCTGAGGATCAGGTTGTGCTGCCGTTCGTGCGGCCGGACCTTCCCCTCAGCACCAATCCGTCCGGTGTCATCACTCAGGGTGGGACCCAATTCATCGTGTCCGAAGACGGACAGCGGTTCCTTTACGTCGTGGATTGACACCTCGTGGCTCAAGTACCCAGCAACCTGATACCCATCAGGGTGACCGAACTGCCCGAGCCGCCCAGTTACGACGGCCAAGGGTTGTTGTTGTACACCTACAACGGCACGTCGTACAAGATCAGCGCCCAGCAACTGCTCGCCGGGGCGCAAGGCGTCACCTCTGTGAACGCCAGCGGGGGCGCCACGGGGTTGACGTTCAGCGGCGGGCCGGTGACAAGCGTCGGCGTGCTGACGCTGGCGGGAGTGCTCAGCCTGAGCAGCGGCGGTACGGGCCAGACCACCGCTCAGGCCGCGCTAAACTCCCTGGCCGGCGCCGTGACCAGTGGGCAGTACCTGCGCGGGAACGGCACGAACGTCGTCATGTCCGCTATACAGGCGGCCGACGTCCCAACCCTCAATCAGAACACGACCGGCACGGCGGCGGGGTTGTCTGCAACGCTGGCGGTCGCAAGCGGCGGCACGGGCGTGACCACGTCCACAGGCTCCGGCAGCAATGTGCTGTCTACCAGCCCCACGCTGGTCACCCCGATTCTGGGCACACCCACCTCGGTCACGCTGACCAATGCCACGGGCTTGCCGCTGAGCACGGGTGTCACCGGCACTTTGCCGCTGGGCAACGGCGGCACAGCTGCCACAACAGCGGCAGGCGCACGCGCCAGCATCCTGCCTTCATTCACGGGCAACGGCGGCCGAGTCTTGGCGGTCAACGCTGGCGCAACGGACGTCGAATACATCACGCCCGGCGCGGGCACAGTGACCAGCGTGGCGATTTCCGGTGGCACAACGGGCCTTACAACCTCCGGAGGCCCCATCACGGGCTCTGGCACGATCACGCTGGCGGGGACCCTGGCTGTTGCCAACGGCGGCACGGGCGCGACCACGAGCACGGGCACGGGCGCTGTGGTGCTGGCCACAAGCCCCACGTTGAGCAGCCCGGTGTTGGTCACCCCAGCGCTCGGCACGCCGGCCTCGGGCAACTTCAGCACCGGGTCCTTCACTTGGCCGACGTTCAACCAGAACACGACCGGAACGGCCAGCAACGTCACGGGCACCGTGGCGGTAGCCAACGGCGGGACCGGCGCCACAACCAAGGTTGCGGGCTTCAACGCCTTGTCCCCCGTCACCGCACTCGGCGACCTGATCTACGGCAACGGCACAGACAACGTGCGGCTGGCGGGCAACACCACGACCAGCCGGCGCTTCTTGCGCCAGACGGGCACCGGCACAGTATCGGCAGCCCCCGCCTGGGATGGCCTGCTGGACGCCGACATCCCCGCCACGCTCACGGGCAAGACCTACAACGCGCTGACTTTGACTGCCGCGGCCACGGGCTTCACGGTGGCAGGCGGCACGACGTCCAAAACGCTGACGGTCAGCAACACACTGACCCTGGCCGGCACCGACAGCAGCACGTTGAACATCGGCACGGGCGGCACCCTTGGCACTGCAGCGTTCACGGCCAGCAGCGCCTACGCGCCAGCGGCCGGCTCCAGCAGCATCACCACGGTCGGTGTGGTCACGGCGGGGACGTGGCAAGGCAGCGCCATCGGCATCAGCAACGGCGGCACGGGCGCCACGACCAAAGCCGCGGGCTACAACGCCCTGACGCCTATCACGACGCTGGGCGACATCGTCTACGGCGACGGCACCAACAGCGCCGTCAGGCTGGCCGGCAACACGGCGGCGAGCAAGCGCTTCCTCACGCAGACCGGAACCGGAGCAGTTTCGGCCGCCCCGGCTTGGGGCGCCATAGTCGATGGCGACCTGCCCACGGCACTGACGGGCAAAACGTACAACGCACTCTCCCTGACCGCCAACGCGACCGGGTTCCAAATCGCGGGTGGCACCACAAGCAAGACGTTGGCGGTGCAAAACAGCATCACGCTCGCCGGTACCGACGGCACGACTATTACGCTGCCCGCGACCACGGGCACGGTTGCGCTGAACAATCAGACGTTCTTCATCGGAACCACGTCGGTAGCAATCAACCGGGCTTCGGCTTCGCTGTCGCTGACGGGTGTGAACATTGACGGTTCTGCGGGGTCGGCGACCACGGCCACCAACGCCAACAACACCGCGGTAACTGACGACACCACCACCGCAGCAACGGTTTACCCCACCTGGGTGACGGCCAACAGCGGCAACTTGCCCCAGAAAGTCACCTCCACCAAGTTCACCTTCAACCCGTCCACGGGCATAATTAACGTAACCGGAGGCATCTGTGGCGGCACGTTCTGAGTTGGTCGACGAGCTGGTTGGTCGCGCGTTCAAGCTGCGCGACACAGCACACCTGGCGCATTGGCGCGCGACGGGGACCGGCTCTTATGCCCGGCATCAGGCGTTGGGGGAGTTTTACGACGCCTTGCTCAACAAGCTGGACGAGTACGTTGAAACGCACCAAGGGGCTTTCGGCTTGGTTGGCGGGGCCGCTGACAAAGACGTCGCGGCGGACATCAGGAAAGAAATGCTGTGGCTCACCGAACACCGCGGCGAAATCGCTCGCGGCGTGCCCGCTCTGGAAAACATCCTTGACGAGCTGGTCGGGCTGCACCTGCGCGCACTGTACAAACTGGAACATTTGAGGTAACAGCACAATGGCTCAGAGCGGCTTCACCCCCATCCTCACCTACGCCAGCAACACCGCCAGCAGCGTCCCTGCCGCGGGCAATCTCGCCAACAGCGCCAACGGCGCCGAGCTCGCCGTCAACACCGCGGACAAGCGGTTGTTTGTCAAGAACTCAGGCGGCACGGTGGTTGAGCTGGGCACCAACCCGTCCAGCTTGGCCGTGTCGGGGCTTACGGCTTCGCAAGCTGTGTTCACAGACGGGTCAAAGAACCTCGTGTCTAACGCCGTCACCGGCACCGGCAACGTGGTCATGTCCACAAGCCCCGTGCTCACCACGCCCAACCTGGGCACTCCGTCCGCCGCAACGCTGACCAACGCCACTGGCCTGCCGCTGAGCACCGGGGTGACTGGTACGCTGCCCGCGACCAACGGGGGCACGGGGCAAAGCGGTTATACGGCCGGCGACATCATTTACGCTTCGGGCGCGGGCGCCTTGTCCAAGCTCGCCATCGGTTCCGCCAACTCATTCTTGGTCTCGTCCGGCTCCGCTCCGCAATGGAGTTCGCAGCTGCAGCTCGACGCCTCCGGCAACCTCGGCTTGGGTGTTGCGCCCAGCGCCTCTTGGGACGCGGGCACCAAGGCATTCCAAATTGCCACGCAAGGCCAAAGTCTTTCGGCTCTGACTGCGTCTTCGCAGATCAACCTAAGCTCCAACGCGATTTTCAACGGCACCGATTGGTTGTACGGCGTGACCGCGGCCTCGGGCCGCTACCAGATCGACGCGAACACTCACGCTTGGCTCCGTGCTTCTTCCGGCACAGCCGGGAACGCCATCACATACACGCAAGGCATGACCCTGGACAGTAGTGGTCGTTTGCTCATCAATGCCACTTCAATCGCAACACTTACAAGCAGCCAAAAGTTCTTTCTTGCAACGACCTCGGAGACTCTTAGCGGAACCATAGCAAGGTATTCCGCAAACGCCAACTCTCCCGTTTTGAGCTTTTTCAAGTCGAGGGGGACAACGGTCGGTTCTTCTGCGATTGTGGGTGCAAACGACACAACAGGACAAATACAGTTTTATGCTGACACAGGATCTGGGGTCGCTACAACGGGCGCGATAGCAAGCGCGGTGGATGGGGTGGTGCCAACCGCTGGAGGCATTCTTACTGCTGGTCGGCTGACCTTTTCTACCGGTGACAACGTAACTGGAACGCCCACCGCGAGGTTGCGCATAGACTCGAACGGTTGCTTCACGTATTACCAAGCTGCTGAGTCGGCGCAAAATGCTTCTGCAACGCTCACCGTCGCCAATCTTAGGGCGAAAATAATTACTAGCAACGCGGCAGTTACGCTGACCCTGCCCACCGGCACAGACTTGGAAACTTACACGGCAGTCATCGTCACAGACAATGCGTTTGATTGCACCTTCATCGCCACCACGGCCAACGCTATCACCATCGCCGCCAATGGCAACACGACGGTCGGCAATCTGACGGTTTCGGGCAACACCTCGGGCACGTTCCGGTTCCGCAAGACAAACACGAACACATTCACTGTGTATCGCGTAGCTTAAACCAAGGGGCAACAAGCATGACCACTACCCAACTCATCGCTGCCGCCCTGCGCTCGCGCACGGTCTGGTATGCCATCGCTCTGGCGATTCTTTCCGTGCTGCAGGGCTTCGTGCTTCAGTTGCCGATCACGCCGTTGCAGCAGGCTTTGGTTGGTTGCGCGATCGCGGTCGCCATCGTGGTCCTGCGAGCCATCACCACACAACCGCTCGCCAACAAGTGATCAATTTCGAGGAGATGTCAACTATGCCCGACACCAAGCAAGTCAGCCTAACGCTCGACCTGATCAACAGCGTCATGAATTATCTTGGCGGCCGCCCCTACCAAGAAGTTTTTGCATTGATCCAAGAGATCCAAAAGCAGGCGCAGCCTCAGTTGCAGCCGGCCCAACCGCAAACGCCGCGGGAGGACGCGTGATCGAGCTTGTCGGGGGCGGCGTCCTCGGCGGCCTCATTGGCGGCCTGTTCCGGCTGGCCCCGGAGGTCATCAAGTTCTTCGACAAGAAGAGCGAACGGCAGCACGAGCTGGCGATGTTCGACCGGCAGTGCGACCTGGAGAGGCAGCGGGGCGCTCAACGGCTCCAAGAGATTGGTGCACAGCACGGCATGGCTGTTGATGTCGGCGTACTTGACGCCTTCAAGGCCGCCATCGAGCAGCAAACCGAGATGGCCAAGGCCGCGGGCGGCAGGATCGCTGCGCTGTCGGCGTCGGTTCGGCCTGTTGTGACATACTGGGTGCTGTTCATCTGGTCCTTCGCGCACGTCTGGTTCACATGGAGCGCGTGGGCGGCCGGGGCGTCGCCTGAGGCAGTCTTCAAGACCATGATGACGGCGGACTTCGCCGCGCTCGTGTCGGGCACCATCAACTACTGGTTCATGGATCGAACCCTGGCCAAGAGAGGTCTTGCGTGAGTCTGGAGGTCGCAGTCGCTCTGTGCATGCTCTTCGAGGGCCTGCATCGCCTGGGCAAGGATGGGCTTGTGTACCCGTACCTGTGCCCGGCTGGAGTGTGGACGATCGGCTACGGCTCAACCTACTACGAGGACGGTCGCCGGGTAGGTCCTAACGACCCTCCGATCACGCATGAGCGCGCCAAGCAGTTGCTGCTGTGGGAGCTGAACAAGGTCTCGGCGCCTGCGGTCATTCGAATGTGTCCTGAGCTGTTCGCCTGGAGCGTCCAGAACAAGCAGTGGCGAGCCTTCTGTGCGATCGTGGATTTCACCTTCAACCTAGGCTCCGGCCGGCTGCAAACGTCAACCCTGCGGCGCAAGCTGCGGGCGCTGGACTGGAGCGGCGCCAAGGAACAGCTCGCTTTGTGGGTGCGTGGCGGCGGCAAGGTGCTGCCGGGGCTGGTGAAACGCCGAGCCGCAGAGGCCCAATTGTTGCCTTAAGCCCACACCGCAGTGTATAATTCACGCATCCGGCGCAAGCTGCATCAGCTGCTCAACCCCGCGGAGCCTCGCGCATGAGTTATACGCTGACCTATTCAAGCCTGCTGGATGATGTGCGCCGGTACCTAGAGCGCGGCTTCACCGCCGAAAGCGACCGGCTCGTGTACGAGCAGCTGCCCCGGCTCGTGGCCCTGGCCGAGCGGCGCTGCGCCCGAGAGCTGAAGGTCACGGGCTTTATCCGCGCGGTTTCCACGCCGCTGAGCGCGGGGGTGGCGGTTTACTTGAAGCCGGATCGGTGGCGCGACACCGTGAGCATGGCGGTGAACAATCGACCCATTCATGCCCGCAGCTACGAGTACCTGCGCAATTATTGGCCCGACGAAGCGCAAACCGACACGCCCGAGTTCTACGCCGACTACGGCTACCAGCATTGGCTGTTGGCGCCGACGCCCGTCGCTGGGCTGACGCTGGAGGTGTTGTACTACGAGCAGCCGCAGTTTCTGGACGAGGCCAATCAGACCAACTGGCTCACCGAGTACGCGCCGGACCTGCTGCTGTATGGCACGCTGTTGGAGGCCGCCCCATTCCTCAAAAACGACACGCGGTTGGCCACGTGGCAGGCGATGTTCGACCGGGCCGCGCAAGCCCTGTCCAACGAAGACCTGAAGCGCATCGTCGACCGCGCCGCCGTGCGCAACGAGAACTGACACCATGAGCTACACCGACGTCTTTGGCGGCGCCAACATCTACCCGAGCGAAATCACTTACTCGGCGGTGGCGCTCAGCGCCGACATCACGCTCAGCTGGCCCGAGGAAACCTCCGCCAGCAGCAATCTCGCCGCGCGCATCATGGACGTCACCCCGGCCGGCGCCGGGCTGAGCATCCGCACCCCCGACGCGAGCAAAACCTCTCCCGGCCAGACGATCCTGTTCAACAACCGCGGGGCGCAGAACTTCACCGTGCGCGACAACGCGGGCACCCAGCTCGTGGTGCTGGCGCCGGGCGAGTTGTGGCAGGTGTACCTCGCCTCCAACGCCACCGTTGCCGGCACGTGGCGGGCACTGCAGTACGGGGCGGGC